CCACATATCCCATACCTTTGAAAATAGAAACAACAGGTGTAATATCAGCCATTCTGGCTTCGAGGGTCAGAACGGTTCCAAACCCTTGATATGTAGAATTTTCCCACTCGTTAAATCCATTCATGGTCGCAGTTTCAATTCCTTCGTGTACTACTGTTGAATTGTATTTCTGTGCATAAGCATGAAAGTGATAAACAAAGGCATTTGAAGCATGACTTGCCTGTGCCATAGCCTTACCGGGGTTCATTGATGCGAGATCGTTTCTCATCAGAATGTACAGAACTGCTGTCATTATTTCATTGCTCCTAGAATATTAGTGAAAAAATGGATTACCGAGTGTGATGCAGCAATCCAAGCAAAACCCACAAACCCGATAATATAAATGTGATAACATGAAATCATGTATAATACAGAAATCAAGATATTAATTCCAGCGCTCGGTCTTGTTGAAACCTTCTTTTCTGGTACTATTTGTGAAAATGCGCCCGCAGCAGCTATTGTTTGCATTGCGATTAAAGTAGAAAGCATTACAATTATAACGTATAGAGGCCAAACAATTCCGAATTGCTGAAACGCAAAAATCGCGCAAAGTTGAATAAAGGCATTCGCGTAAAAGAATGATTGACTATTTTTATTTTCGGTTTCCATCATTTTCTTTCAAAAATTACTGCATTAGTAAATATTAATACAAATTCTAAATTTGTCAATAATTTTGTTATAAATAAAAGTGTAGGTCGCGGACGGTTTGGCGATTATCCCACCTACTCTAGAAAACAAGAAGGAGTTTCCAGTAATGATATATTTATATGTTAAAACACACAATAAAACTGGTTTAAAATATCTAGGTAAAACAAATTCTAAAGATCCGCACAAATACACAGGTTCTGGTTTATACTGGACAAAACACTTAAAAGTTCATGGGATTGATTATACCACAGAAATACTTTTGGCAACAGAAGATAAAGAAGAATTAAAAGAAACTGGTCTATTTTTTAGCAAGATATTCAATATTGTTAAGTCAAAAGAGTGGGCTAATATTATGGAAGAATATGGGCAAGGCGGGGCTTGGAATAAAGGTTTGACTTCCGCGGATCCTCGAGTTAAAAGAAATTCAATCAATATGTCAAAATCAAAAAGAGAATCTGGGTTTTATGATATCTGTGGTAAATATTTACCACATCCTAAAGGTGATGCAAATCCAGCTAAGAAACCAGAAAGTAGAGCAAAAATGTCTGAAAAAGCTAAATTTAGATATAGAATATATAGAGAGGACGGAAGTTGGTATTGGGGCCGCCGTCCTCAGTAAAATTTATGCGGCAGTTGCCATCTCAACTGCGAGATTTAGCGCATTGACCTTGCGCTTTGCGTTACCGCCGAACCAAGCGGAAGTCAGACGCGTATCAGCCGACCGTCCCAGCTCGTGGTCAGTCATGTAGGTCACGGCATTAAACATATTCCAGAAAGTACCTGGACGGAAATCAGCACCCGGTTGATTTTCAACCAACGCGATAGCTTCCTCTGCGGTGCGGGAAAGTTCTTTGTCTTCCTTAGCAGAGCGACCAAAAACATTACCGAAGTAAGTTTCCAGATCGGACTTCTTGTAGGTTTTGGAGCCAAGGAACTCTGCAGCATCCTTGAACTTTTCAACCTTACGATGAGACAGACCGAGAATTTCTTTGACACGATCAGCATCAAACTGCGACCGATGATTAACACGAACTGAAGGTTGTCCCTTTTCATTCAACGCAACTGCAATGGTGTTATTGCAGACAACGCGAGTCAAAACAAACTTTACATCAATCGAGTTACCGTAAAGGTGAGGGTTGGAAAACAGCAGGTAACCTTTGACTTCATCCCCACCGAACAGCGTGAAGCCATCGCGGACATCAGCAAGAGCCCAGACGATCCGGCCGTCTTTGAGAGAACCGGCGGTATCCATGACCATGTCACCTTTTTGGACGAAATCGGTGAAGAATTCAAAAGCGTCTTTATTTTGAACAGGATTCCAGCCTTTGCCGACTTGAGTCAGGATCTTTCCGTCAGTATCGCGGATCAGAGCCTGCATACCGGTTTTGACTTTCTTATCGTTAAACTCAAAGAAAGTGTCAACCTTGCTGACAGTCCAATCAAGTCCAGCAGCTTTCATCATTTGTTCCGGAGTCATGTCGTCACCGACCGGAACACCCAAAGAATGCCAGGGAAGACCGGCGGATTTGCGATAGGCCATTTGAGCTTGACCGTCGATCATTTCAATCATATGTGCCATAGTAAAGTTCCTTTCGAGGTTTGCATTGTTTATATTTTGAATATAAACTGATTCTCACGATATGTCAACTATTTTTTTGAAAAAATTATTATAGATTAGTGAATTGCCTCAGAATCCATAGGAAGAAAATCTATAAGATTATGCGTATATTCTTCATAACCAGCCTTAATTATATCAATAATACTAACGTACTTATCCTTTGTTTCTACTTGAATGATGCCGTAATCACGTTCATCCATCTTCAAGTAATTTTCTATATAATATTCTGCATCTTCCTCTGTACTGAAGCTTGGTGCTCTGAGAATAGGAAAGACGCAGTGTCTAGCAAATAAAAAGTTATTCCTATAAGCACCCAAGAATAGGCCACGATTTTTTTCTACGATTAGATATTTCATGCGATAAGTTTCACACCTCCCTGGGGCCCGTCGTGAACTTCGCGGTTGAAGCGAACTGTATCGCCTGCCTTTTTACCAGCTTCAAACGCGGCACCTGTATAGTATGTCACCTTGGAGTTGCCAGCAGCGCCAAGTTTCACATTCAATTGTTCCTTGAATGCTGTTTCAACAAGCTGCTTTTTAAGTACAACCAGATCGGTTCCATTAGTATTTTCGATATTTTCTTTTTTCATATCCATCAGACGGTCACGGAGGCGAAGTGCCATACCCAACTGAAAGGTCACACGAGCTTTCGCCCGGGCACCGGCAGGAACAGACCGAGAAAACTTCTTCCATTCCATTTCAACTGCAGAGTCACAAATTTTGTAGATGTATTCAGCAAGTTCAACATCGACCGAATATCCATAGAATGTGATGTTCGAGGAATACTTGACTTTTGCTTTCCTTTTACCCATCTTGAAGCCATCAAACTCTTTGGCATTCCAGACTTTGGTATCGGTATAAGCACCGATTGCCGTCGCCACAAATTTGTCGACGACTGTCATGTTTTTGGCTCCTTCATTCACCTTACGCTTGGTAAAATCACGAGCAGCGGCAGTGTTATCACGGAGATCTTTCATGGTGACGCTGTGTTCAGCCATGAGTTTAGAAGCAATAACCATGGCGGCCGCTGCTTCAGCTTCGGATGCACCGTTTGCTTCGGTCTTTTTCAGCAGGGCGGCAATCTTCGTGCGTATTTTGTCGATGTTGGACATGTCAGTTCCTTTTCATAACTTATATTTTGAATATAAAATGATTCTATTGATATGTCAACTAGAGAATAACGAAAGTAAACCGAGAATTACAAACGCCCAAAAAACCCATACCCACATTGGTGTTTTTCCATGAACTTTTGGAATTACACTATTTGTCACTTTTGTAGCTACAGTTAAATTTGGATCAACTGTGCTTTGAGTGCTATAACAGTTTTTACATTGCCAAACTATCTTTTTTCTGCTATACGTTCTTTGTCCGCTATTAAAGGCAGCTCTATTGACTGCTCGTTGCGATGCCTTATCACCAGCTGCGACACCAAACCATGTCCATCCATTTATTGTAGTTTGACTTTTACCTGTTTCTTCATAAATTTCTTTTTTGTTCATCAGTGGCTGTGCTCTCTTAGCGCCACACTTATGACAAGTTCTATTTGCGTATTTAACAGCCATTATGCTGCTTCCTTTACTCTAAACCACTCAGGGATATCGCGTTTAGTCCATAACATTTTGAACCTTGCTTGTTTCGTCTGATAGAACTCTCGATAAGAACGAACAGGATCGTTAGGGAACATGCACTCAGGATTTGCTTTCATCGCGAGCGGCTGTTGAGTTAAGTATCCGATAGGAATGTTTCGTGGCAACTCCTTCAGCTTTTCACGAAGAAGTTTATCAGTCGAATGAACCTTACCATAACGATAGGTGTATTCGTCGCAGAGAGCAGCAAAGTGAACCCAGTGCCAAGTATAGTTGTTATTCGACTGAGTAGTCCATACGGTACAAGGATGCGCCATGTGAACTGCTTTGTATAGAATATGCTCGCGTTCGTCAGGAAGAGTCCAATGTTTTGACATCGTCTTACCTGACTTCGATGGCGCACGTTTAAGAACGCCGTCAAGCATATCCT